ATGGATAGAAAAGAATTATTTAAAAGTATTGAAGGTAAACTGTTCAGTTATAAAAATATCGATAATGAAATTAAAGCTTTAGAGTTGGAAATTGAAGATGTAAAGAACGAATACAGAGGATGTAAGTCAATTGTATACGAAGAGAAAGTTAATAATTCTTTAGCTAAATCTTCTAGCATCGAAAATGAAGTTATAGCTAAAGAAAGAAAAATAGAGCATTTAGAATACACAATGAGAAAAAAAGAAATAGAACGTAAAAAGATATCAAATGCTTTAGAAACACTTGATAAACAGGAAAATGAGTTTTTTGAATACTTTTATCTTCCAGAAAGGAAACCTAGCTTTGTATCTATTTCTCAAAGGATGTTTATTGACAGAAGTCAATGCTATAGGGTCAGAGATAAAGTCGTAGATAAATTCGCAAAGATGATATACCCAGATTATGAGATTTAAAGATTGTATTACGGTGAGGCATTTATGAAACACTTTTACTACAAATAAGAGAAATTTTACTATTTCTACTTGATATACTGTTAATATAGAAATTTATATAAATTTACTAAAAAGTACTTATTGTAAACAATTAGGTATTATAAAATTGCCCAAACTTGTTATGGCATAAAAATGTTCATGGAAAAAGTCTACAGAGACTAAAAACTTGGAGGAATACATGAAAAAACAAAAGAATATAAAGGTTTTTACTCAAGGCGAGTTAGATGAAATAATAAAAAAGAGAGTAAAGAGAGAGGCTAACAAGAATTCTAGAGTAGAAGCTGAAAATCGTGTTTTAAAAGATCAAGTATTTAAACTTGAACAAGAACTAGAAAAATACAAATTTATAAATTTAAGCGAGGACATATTTTCATATAAAAATCCAGCTAAAGAGTTATATTTATGTCCTTTTAGAGTTAAGAGGTGATCGATTGCTTACAAACCAGATGATCTTAAACAAGTATGTAGAAATAATATCAGAAAATTTTATCGATAAGGTCTGTATCAATGGTGACAATGAACAAGACCAAGGCTTGCCTGAAGATCATTTTTCAGTACAGATATCTACAACGAGTACTACTGCTTCAACATTCAGATCAAATCTCAAAAGTATTTCCATATCAATTAAATATTTTCAGAAATTTAATAAAGAAAAAATTTATATATATGAGATATTGGACAAACTTGAAAGACTATTTAATAGAAGTCTAAAGGTTGAAGATAGAACTTTAGAGTTTACAAAGTCAAGCACAGAAATAAAGAAGCAAGAAGAAGTAAAAGATGGATATGTACTAGATTATTCTACCTTTATAGATTTCTATGGTGATATCTACCAAGATGAAGAGAATAATGAAGTTATGCAAAATATAAAATTAAAGTTAGGAGAGTGACGTAAAATTATGGGTTTACCAAATATTAATATATCTTTTAAAGAGTTGGCTTTAACTGCTAAAGAACGTTCTGCTAGGGGGATAGTGTCATTAGTACTTAGAGATAAAGATGCTTTAGGGTTTAAAGAAATACATGAATTAGATGATATACCATCAGGTTTGTCAGAAGATAATAAAAAACTTGTTGATTTAGCACTTATAGGAAATATTAACTCACCAAATAAAGTAATAATATATGTATTAAGCGAAGTGGGAGAGGTATTAAATGAAAGTAGTGAGATTCGATCTGCGTTAGATTTCTTAGAGACAAAGGAATTTAATTACATTTGTATGCCTACAGCAACTGATGAAGAAAAAGCAATAATAAAAACATGGGTACAGAAACTTAGAGATGAAGATAGAGTTAAAGTAAAGGCGATTTTAGCAAATGTAGATGCTGACTATGAAGGTGTAATTAACTTCACGACTGATGATATAAAGCAAGAAAGCGAAAGTTTTACTACGGGAGAATTTACTGCTAGGATAGCAGGTCTTATAGCTGGAACTCCTCTATCTCAATCAATTACTTATGCAAAGCTTGAAGATGTTGACGATATACCGAAGATGACTAGACAAGAAGCAGAGGCGAAAATAGACTCAGGAGAATTAATACTTATAAAAGAAGCCGGAGCTATAAGAATAGCAAGGGGAGTTAACTCAAGAAAAACCTCTACTCCTGATAAGGGAGAAATATTCCAAAAGATAAAGATAGTAGATACATTAGATTTAATACATAATGATATTAAAAAGGTAATTATAGATGAATATATAGGAAGAGTCACTAACAATTACGACAATAAATGTTTGCTTGTAGTAGCAATCAAAGAATATCTAGAAGAATTAGAAAAAGAGCAACTTATAATGCCTTCTTCAGTAGTAGATATAGATATGGATGTTCATAAAACATACTTAAAATCGAAAGAAATAGATATATCTAATATGTCAGATCAAGAAATAAAAGAAGCTAACACTGGTTCTAATGTATTCCTAAAAGCCAAGGTAAAATCACTTGATGCAATGGAAGACGTAGAATTAGCGATAGAAATATAGGGGGTGCTTATTAATGAGTTCAAGAGGAAGAATAGAAGCTAGAAATGTAATGAGTGGTACAAGCGGTGAACTTTGGTTAGATGGAGATAAAGTAGCTGAGGTTAAAAAATTCCAAGCAAAACTAGAGTTAACAAAAGAAGAGGTAGTTATAGCAGGTCAAATGGGTACTGATACTAAGTATATGGGATACAAAGGTAAAGGATCCATAACGCTTTACAAAGTTAGTTCAAGAATGGCTAAACTTATTGGAGAAAAGCTTAAAGTAGGTGAAGACCCAAGATTCACAGCGATAAGTAAATTAAACGATCCAGATGCTTTTGGATCTGAGAGAATTGCAGTAAAAAATATAAGTTTTGACGATTTAACTCTTGCAGATTGGGAAGTTGGTGTAAAAGGAGAGGTAGAAGCTCCATTTACATTTACTGATTACGATTTTATAGATTTAGTATAGGCATAGAAGGAGAATATATATGAGTACATTATCAAAAAAACAAAATATAGTGGATTTACTTTTAAACGCAGATTTGAATGAACTGGAAAGACCAAGTAAGATAGTAGAGATAAAAAGATTATCAGAAATTTTTGGTTCGGAATTTAAAGTTAAGTGTATAGCACTTTCTCCAGCAAAAGACGCTGAGATATCAGATATGTGTATAAGCTTTGATGAAGGAATGAAGACTGATATTGATATATCTGAAATGCAGGTACTTACACTTATTGAAGGTGTTTGCGATTTAGAAGGAAAACCTCTATTTAAAAATAAAGAACTTATGGATAAATTTGGATCACCGACTCCAAAAGAGCTTATAAGAAAAGTGCTTTTACCTGGAGAGCAAAGTAATCTGTACAAAGTTATACAAGATGCTATGGGATATGGTAAAGGCACTGTAGTAGAAGAAGTAAAAAACTAATAAGGACGGATAATAAAACCTCAATAATGTACTATTATTGGAAGAAAAAGGGTATTATGCCGTCCTTTTTCTATACGATGGATAAGGGCGAGTTTAAGCTAATAGAAGCATTTTTTACTATGGAGTTAGAGGAAGAGATAGAAAAGATGAAAAGCGGCTACGGCTTTTGTCCATTTATAGGAGGTGGTGAATAGTGATAATAGATGAAGTAGTAAATGAAAGTGTTATAACAACAAGAGTTGAACTTATTGATAATTACACTTCAAAAATGCAAAGTATAATTCAAATAACTGAGAGATTCACAAGAACCACAGAAAAGGTAGCAACGTATACAAAAGATATGTCCAAAAAAATGGAATCAAATTCTAAAGTATCACAGGTAGCTTTTTCGAATATAGGATCTGCGGCAAAATCAGCTAGCTTAAATGTAGTTGGGTTGTCTAATAGCGTTGATACTGTTGCAGGTAGCTTTAGTAATGTAATTGCAAATGCAAGTACATTTTCTGGAATTATTGTTGGAGCTAGTATTGTTGCAAATATGGTTAGTACGAGCTTTAAAAGGCTTGCAAGTAGCATAAGTTTTGTATCTGCTAGTATGGGATCAATGGGAACGAATATGAATTCATCCATGATTTCAACTTCAAAATCTGTAAATGGACTTACAGCTAAAGCGACAGCATTAAAAGCTAGTATGTCTTTACTTAGGTCAATAACTAATAAAGCTAATCAGTTTAAGGTAAATATAAATGCAAAAGAAAATGTAAGAAAAACAGTTGGAAGTATTATGATAGGCTTAATTTCATTACAAAATATGGCTAAAGCTAATATAGAAGTTAAAGCAATTAAAGGTAGCAAGGCAGCTCAAGGTGTACAGAGTTTAATAGGCAAGTTACAAAATCTTAAGTCTGGAAAATGGTCCGCAGTAATTTCTGCTAAAGATATGGTTACAGGAGTTGCTAATCGTGCTTTAGGTGGACTTAGAAACATTGGAGGAAAAGCTTGGAACACTACAATCAGGGCTGTAGATTTGGTTTCTGGAGTCTCTAAATTAGCGTTTAATGGCATTAAAAAGTTAACTGGTAAGGTTTGGAACATAACACTTAGAGCAACAGATATGGTCACTAAAATTATAGGTGGAATAGCTGGTAAACTTGGGAAGCTAGCAAAGGGAGTAACTGTAGGTATAAAAGCAGGGGTTCAAGGTCTAGGAGAGGACCAGCTTAGAAATGTTACTATGAGTAGAGTAATAACAAATTCTGGAACAGGAAAAGTTCAATCTAAAGAAAAAGCCAAAGCATATGATAGAGATATACAAAAAATAGGGGCATCTGCTTTGTTAAACAGAAGTGATGCAGGATTGCTTGGAACTAGAGGTTTGATGATATCAGGTGGAAATACTGAAAAAGCAAAACTCGCAACTAGAAATATGGCTAGTGTAAAAGCATTTACTGGTAGCACAAGGACATCATTTGAAATTGCAGAGGCTTTTAGTAGTGCAAAATCCGGAGATTTAAGCAGTTTAAATAATATGTTAGGTGAGGACTATTCTAGCTTTGAGGATGCGATGAAGGGAATTCAAGAAAAACAAGGTGGGATTTTAGACGAGTACGAAAAGACGATACCCGGAAAATTCTCAATGTTGAAGCACAGTATGCTTACTGGTATGATAGACGCAGTAGCGCCATTTGAAGGTGTTATAGTTGGAATGATGGATAAAGTTATGTCTATGATTAATACAGTTGGTCCTGGACTTAAAGATTTCTCTGAAAGAATAGCAACCGTTATGAGTGGTGGGGAACTTACTGAAGGTAATCCTATGATAAACCAAATAGCAACTATAATTGGAAGTATACCAGAGGCAATTTCCAATGTTATGAGTATGCTTACTGAAAGTATTGACTTTGAAGCGATTCTTGCAGTTTTCCAACCTGTATTTGATCTTGTAACTTGGTTTTTAGATGATATAAACAATAATTCTGGTGTTGCATCTGGATTAATGAGCATACTTGGAACAGTTATAACTACAGCATTTGAGATGATGGGACCTGTAATTGAAGCAGTTGCACCGATTATTCAAAGTATATTAACTTTTATTGCAGAGCACAGTCAATCAATAAATAATATAATTTCTGCTCTAGCAACTATATGGGCGGCTGTATGGGGAGTTGTTGGTCCAATTTTACAAACAGCTTGGGATCTTATTTCTCCAATATTAGGAAAAATACTGGATCTTGTAGGCGGCGTAGCTGGTCATATAGTTTCTTTAGGTGATAACTGGAAAAAATTGAAGGCGAAATTCGCAGAAAATCCTGTAGTGGGAACAGTAACAACTATATTTAGTAAAATTGGAGAATTCTTTGGTGCAAGTGCAGGAAAGGCTGCTGGCGGTACAGCAAAAAGAGCAGCTGGTACTGGAAATGCGTTTGGTTTAAGTTATGTTCCATATAATGATTATATGACTCGTCTTCACGAAGGTGAGATGGTGCTTACTAAACAAGAGGCCAACAAATATAGAAGTAAAAATGGTTCAAACATGAATATTGGAAAACTCGCAGATACAATTGTAATTCGTGAAGAAGCAGATATAGATAAAATAACATCAAAATTAGTGCAAAAACTTAATGATAATAGAATTGCGTATGGAGGTGCTTTTTAATGGAAATGTGGCTTAGCCAAGCAGATGATAAATTCAGATTTCCAGTGTTCCCTCCGTCATTTAATCTAGATGGAAAGGCAGTGCTCGATAATACAAATATTGTAAAGCTCGGTGAAATGAATATTTTTGGTGGTACATCACTTAGATCTATTGAAATAAATACCATGTTTCCGAATAAACAGTATTCTTTCTGTGATTACAATGACTTTCCTAAACCGTACGATTGTGTAAATAAATTGGAACGATGGATGAAGGAAGGTTTTATACTCAGGTTTACAATAACTGAGACGAACATCAACTTAGAAGTAATTATCGAAAGTTTTAAATATGGAGAAAAAGACGGAACTAGGGATGTTTACTTTACTCTACAATTAAAAGAGTACAAGAGATTTAAAATAAATAAAATTGAAGATAAACCAAATGAAACTAATAAACAAGAGACGACTAGGCCAGATAAAAATGATACTGCTAATAAGACAGAAAATAAACAGAGAACCCACAAAGTAACCTCAAATGACTGTTTGTACTCACTTGCAAGAAAATATTATGGGGATGGAAGTTTGTATATGAAAATATTTGAAGCTAACCATGATAAAATCAAAAATCCGAATGTTATCTATGACGGTGATATTTTGATTATACCTTAAGGTGAAGTACCATGATTGAAGTTATAATCATAAAAACTAATGGAGATAAGTTTGATATATCTCCATTAGTGGAAAAAATAACTTGGAGTGGGGATTACAAGCAGAGTGCAAGAAAACTTGAGTTTTCGTTGATGGCCAGCAGTTGCGATATAAATGTTGCAAGTGTTGATATACCTCTTGGAAGTGCAGTTGTATTTTATGAAAATCAAAAAGAAATTTTTAGGGGTACTGTATTTACTAGAAGTAAAAATTCCTCTGAAAACAGTATCGATTACCTAGCTTATGATCGTGGCGTTTATTTACTTAAAAATAAGGGAGCATATAATTTTACAGATACTCCAGCAGAAAAAATAGTAAATAAAATAGCTGAAGACTATAAGTTATTTGTAGGAAATATAGTTGAAACAAAAATAAAGGTAACAAAAATTTTTATGGATGTAAATCTATATGAAATTATAATGTCGGCATATACGATTGCAGCAAAAGAGAACAAGAAAAAATACATGTGTTTCTTTAAGCAAGATAAATTATATTTAGAAAAAAAAGGCATTACAAAGTTAAAAATTGCTTTTGAAGAGGGAGTAAATATAAAGTCTACGGACTATTCTGAGAGTATTGAAGACATAGTGAATAAGGTTCTAGTGGTAGACGAAAGTTCTAATAAAGTTGCGGAATACAAAAAAGACAATATACCTCTTTATGGAACTTTTCAGGATATACTCCAAGTTAAAAAAGGTGAAGATACAAAGAAACAGGCAGAGGAAAAATTCAAAGATGTTGAAAAAAGCTGTAGTTTAAGTGGTTATGGTAATACAGATTGTATTACGGGCTATGGAGTAGAGGTAAAGGATTCATACACTGGTTTAGTTGGACATTTTTATATAGACAGCGATAAACACAGTTGGAAAAAGGGTGAGTATTCTATAGATTTGAAGCTAAACTTCCAAAATCTCATGGATGAACACGAAGCAGGAAAAGACGAAATAGAAAGTGAAGAACTAGAAGGTGGAATGAGCTTAAATGGTACTAAAGTAAAAGCTTTATTCACAGCATACTATCCACACAACAGTAAAATGGAAGGTGGATTCTACGATTGTCAGGGAAAAAGACTTAACCCATCTAAAAAAACTTGTGCTGCTCCTAAAAGTATAGCTCTTGGAACAAAAATTCAAGTTCAGGGAACTGGTACATCTAGGGATGGAGAAGTTTATAAAGTAAACGATAGAGGTGGAGCTATAAAAATCAGAAATGGAGTTTATCAGTTCGACTTACTCATGAGCTCTGGTTCTGAATGTAATCGTTGGGGTAGAAAAAATGGAAGTGCTGTTTTAGGCGATGGTTCAGGTTACTCTCCTGGAAGTATAGGAGGATATACTGCAACCGGAAAGGCTGCAGATTTAATAAGGGTAGCTATGGCTAAGAGAGGAAAAAGATATGTATGGGGTGCAACTGGGCCTAATACATTTGACTGCTCCGGACTTACTCAATGGTCACATAAACAAATAGGAATTAATATTCCGAGAGTTGCAAGAGCTCAAGCTGCTAGTGGAAAGTCTGTAAGTAAAAACAGCATGAAGCCTGGAGACTTAGTTTTCTTTAAAAAAGGAAAAAATCCAGTACACCATGTAGGAATATTTCTTGGAAATGGAGAGTATCTACATGCACCGCAAACTGGCGATGTAGTAAAGGTGAGCAAACTTAGTTCGAGAAGAGATTTCTACAGCGTAAGAAGATATGTGTAGGAGGTGATATTTATGGCAGATGCAATCAACGATCTAATAGGGATCATGAGAGAAGAGGGAAATGTAAACTACGAAAATCCTTTTTTAATTGGAGTTATAACAAGAGGATATCCAGATATAATGGTCAAGATAGGAAATATTGAACTAAGTAAGCAAAACCTAATGATAGATAAATGGTTGCTGGATAGAAACGATGTAAGAATATCATCTAGTCAAGATAATATAACACATAACATAAGTGACAGAATAGAAGAGGGCGATAAGGTCATAATGATCAAATCAGGTGAGAAGTATATAATAACGAATAAGGTTGTGAATCTATGAGTGAATTATTTCCCTTTATAACCGTTCCAGAAGATTTCAGACCACCTAGCAGTAGAAAGTTAGAGAAATTTAAAGAAATTGCATGGGATTTTGAAAAAAATGAGCCTATTATTGAGAATAATAAATTTAAGATAATAGAAGGAAATGAAGCCCTAAAAGTATGGATATACAAATGTATAAAGACAAATAGATACGAATACGAAGTATACAGCTGGGACTATGGAACTGAGATATCGGATTTAATAGGTCAGAGGTATACAAAAGGGTTAACAGAGAGTGAAGCCAATAGATATATAAAAGAAGCGCTAGAAGTTAGCCCTTATATAACAAATGTAGATACAGTTAACAGTAATTTTGAAAAAGACGTTTTAAGTGCCAGTGTAAAAGTCACAACTATATACGGGGAGGTGGAAGTAAATGTATAGTAAGCAGACCTACGAAGTAATCAAAAATAGAGCTTTATCCAATATAGACTTAGATCTGTACAAAGGAGAGGGCTCTTTTTTAAATAATATGATAGCTGGAACCAGTACAGAACTGGCCAAAATGTACATAGAATTATCTAATATACATAAAATGGCTTTTATACAGGAGACATATGACACCTTCCTTGATGCCAGAGTAAACGAGTTCGGTATTTACCGAAAAATGGGAACAGAAGCTACAGGCGAAGTTGAGTTTATAGGCAAGGAAGGTAGAGAAATAAGCAATGGAACAATTATCTCGTACAATGACCTTATGTATATAGTTATAAAAGATGTAGTAATTGGATCAGAAGAGGGAAACACAAGTCCAGTACAAGCTCTTGAAATCGGAGTCGAATATAATATCCCATCTGGCACAGAGTTTGAGTTGATGGATGAAATAAGAGATATAGAAAGAATAACAAACTTAAAAGACTTTACTGGTGGAACTGAGATTGAAGACGATGATGAACTAAGAGATAGATTTTATAGGCTACAAAGAGACCCTGCCACGTCAGGAAATATAGCTCATTACGAGCAATGGGCTTTAGAAGTTGAAGGCGTGTACAATGTGAAAGTATATCCTAGATGGGATGGCCCGGGCAATATAAAAGTAATGGTACTTGGAAATGACAATGTAGCAGTTGACGAAGAAATTGTTCAAAGAGTAAAGGATCATATAGAAGAAGAGATGCCTATTGGAGTAACTCTGACAGTAGTTACACCTACTAATTTAGATGTAGTGATAACTGTTTCTATTGAGGTTGAATCTGGATATACACTTGAGTCAGTCAAAATATTATTCTTAGAAAATATAAGCACTTATCTTAGAAATGTAAGGGAAGAAATTATTTATACAAAAGTAAGTGCAATACTAGGTCTTACCGATGGTATAAAAGATTTTATAGATTTAACAATAAACGGAAGTACAGAAAATATTTTGGTATCAGAAGACAAGATACCATCAGTTAAAGAGATCGATATTAGAGAGGTGGTTTAATGAAATTAATAGATAAACTACCATCCTTTGAACACAACCCTGTAGGCTATGAGATACAGGGTTCTTTTGATAAAGAATTAGATATATTATCAAATATAAAAGCAGAGACTTTTGATCAATTATTTGTAGATACAGCAACTTGGGGACTAGACTTCTGGGAAGATATACTATCGATAAAAACCAATAACAGTCTTAGATATGAAGTAAGAAGAAGCAATATCAAAGCTAAAATGAGAGGTAGAGGAACAACTACAAGTGAAGTAATAAAAAATATTTGTGAGGCTTACATAAAAAATGAAGCGAAAGTTAGACAGTATCCAAATGAATTTTTATTTGTACTTGACCTTATAGTAAACAAAACAGACTACAAAACTCTTTTAGAACTAGATAAGTTTGTAGAAAAGATAAAACCATGTCATCTTGAGCATAGGTTTAACATGATATTGCAGAGCAAGGACAATAGCTACGTTGCAAGTATTTGCAATAGTGGAGATCATACAACAATATATCCTTGGCTACCAAGTGATATAGAATTAAGAACAGATATAAAAGTTGGAGTTAATAATGATATTAGTATAGACAACACAACAATATATCCGAGAGAGGTGATTTAATGGCACAGCAAAAGTACTACACAATTCTTACAGAAGTAGGAAAGAGTAAAATAGCAAATGCAACAGTGCTAAATGAAAAAGTACAATTTTCTAAGATGCAATTAGGAGATGGTGGTGGCAGTCAGTATGAGCCACATGAAAAACAGACAGAGTTAAAAAATAGAGTTTGGGAAGGCAGTATTAGCAATGTAAAGGTTGATGAAAACAACCCTAACTGGATTGTTGTAGAAACAGCAATACCAGGAAATTCAGGTGGATTTACGGTTAGAGAAGTTGGACTTTTTGACAATGCAGGTGAATTATTAGCTGTAGGTAAATACCCAGAAACATACAAGCCTGTTGTAGATGATGGTTGCGTAAAGGATTTATTTGTCCGAGTAATTCTAATGGTAGTAAACACATCGGCTATTACTTTAAAAATAGATCCGACTGTTATACTTGCTAGTATGAAGGATTTAAATGATTTAAGAAAAGAAGTAAGCACTAAAATTGATACAGCTAAGACAGAGTTAAATAGCAAGATATATGAAGTGAGAAGTGACCTAGATAGTATTGAACTTACAGCTGAGAAAGTAAGTGTAAAAGATGTAAATAATAATTTTACTAGCGCTAATACAGAGGGCGTATTACAAGAATTAGCAGGTAAGGATAAAAGTTTAGATACTAAAATTGATTCAACAAAATCAGATTTAACTAATCAATTCGATCACTTCACAGGAGAAATAGACAATTTAAAGCAATCTGTCAGTAGTGGGAAAGAGTTAATCGCTACCGCTGTTACTGGCAAGGATGTACCGACAAATGGTAGCGATACGTTCCAGAAGATGGCGGATAATATAGATAGTATTAAGACTAAGTTGCCTATTTTGGAGGGTGATGTTGGGGTTGCTGAGGACTCTGGGGGTAACGAATATAATGTAAAATTATTTTCAGATAGAAGAAAAAAAGTAGGATCAACTTATACCGATATTATTGTCAACGATGGAACAAGCTCATACAACAATATAGTTGAACTCAAAGAAAATCTGTTAATAATTAAAGTCGGAGATAGATTGCAAAAATATGATTTTGATTTAAATAATATAGGTCAATTTATTGGGTCTGCATATAATCAATATATAGCTTTAGATGGCTTTATATATGGAGTTGCTTCAAGTAGAATAGATCAAATAGATGAAACTGGAAAAATAATTAAAACTACTATAGTCGAAGATAAAAAAGTTATGAAATGTCTAGTATATAGTAATGGATATTTTTATATTGGTTCTAGTACTGGAGAAATCTATAAAATTTCTAAGGATTTTACAAAAAACACAAAAATAACACCTTATAGTTTAAGCATTCAATCAATAACAACAGATAAAAATAATAATGTTTATTTTGGAAATGAAAAAAATAGACTTACAAAATTAAATGGTAATAATGAATTTATATGGACTAAAGAATTTGAAAATACAACAAAAAGAATTGAAGATGTTGAAGCAGATAGTAGAGGTGATATATATATTGTTGGAACAGATAATATATTAAGAAAAATAAATTCAAATGGTAATATTATTTGGTCATATGAAAATGGTTATAATGCATATTTTAGAACAATATTTATAGATGAAGAAGATTTTATTTATGTTGGATCATATCCTTCACCTTCTTCATCTGCAATACAAGAGATACCAGGTATGATGTTTGTATTTAGTCCTAACGGAGATATACAATATATAAGACCACAAAGAAGAAGGGAACTAAATTCTATATATAAAAAGGATAAGAATAATTTATTTATTGGTGGTTCTTTTTCAACACTTGAGAAAATAAAAGAAAATTATACAGTCGAAAAAAATGCAATTGCATTATTAGAAAGGAGAATATAAAAAATGATATATATTAAAATTGATAACAATAATACAGTAACAACGCAACACTTCTATCCTTTTGATATAGAATTAGGATATGGAAAAACAGAAGAAGAATTATTAAAAACTGGTTTTTTAGTAGAAACTATTCCAGAAGGAGAAAACATACCAGGAAAAGAAACAATTTTAAAATATGATAAAGAAAGTAATTCTTTTTATTTTGAATATGAAGACATTCCAAAGAACGAAGAGGAATCACTAAAAGATAAAATAAAAGTGCTAGAAAAACAAGTAGCAGATCTATATTTCATGCAATTGCAAGGAGGTACTAACTAATGAATTGGTATTTTAATATAAATTACTTCTATAACAATAAGTTATGGACAATATCACAAGTCAAACTAGCAGTAGATTTAAATAAGATAACAGAAACAGAATATAAGGAAATAACGAGCAAGGACTATACTAAGTAGTCTTTTTGGTACGATAAAAGTGTAATTGTTTACATCAGAAACGATGAGACATTTGCACTTATTTTAATTTATAATATAGGTGTAATTTGTTTGACGATAGTTTTTTTGGATTAACCACATCCGGAATAAAAACTGTTAAACATCTCCTTATTATAAAGATTCGATTAAGCAGGTTGAAACCCTAGGGCTTTCGTGTAACGAACCAAAATGAATTGTAATAAGTGCAGGTGTCTACAATTACAATATATTTATTGGGGGTGATCGCATGATAAGTGTAGGAATTGACGTATCAAAAGGAAAAAGTACTGTATGTATATTAAAGCCATATGGCGAAGTGATTAATTCACCATATGAAATTAATCATACCGAAACAGATCTTTTAAATTTGACAAACACTATTTTTAACTTTAATGAAGAAACAAAGGTTATAATGGAGGCGACTAGTTCATATCATTTGCCACTGATTAGTTACTTAATAGAAAAGGGCATCTTTGTATCTGTAATAAATCCATTAGTAATGAAAAAGTATGTATCAATGACACTAAGAAAAGGTAAAACTGACAAGTTAGATTCAGCGAAAATAGCAAACTATGGAATAGATAATTAG